CACATATGCCCTTACTGCTTGATTGCCCATTTGGTTAATTGATGCTTGACTTATGTTTGTAGTTTGTGCTTGTGGTGCAGCCGGTGTCATAGGTGCAGATGTAGATACATTTGGCATATTAGGATTCCCACCACCACTAGCTGATGGAACCTTTACTGCTAATATATTTTTAACTGCACTAAATCCTGTCATTGCAGCCATAGCTACTGCAGGAATTGCTGCTGGGTAACCTAATTTAACACCTGCTGCAATACCTTGATATGTACTAATTAACGCACTTGCAACTGCTAGTGTTTTACCAATTGCAGTTTGTTTGCCTACTAAATCAGATGCCTGATTTAATGCTTGTGCAACTCCTTGTGCTAAAGCAATTTTAGCATCTGCTTCTTTTTTATCTATTTCTTTTCTAGCATTTGAATTAGCTTCTACTCCTGCGTTGTATGCATTTTCTGATATTAAATTTTTATCAAAATATTCTTTTAATAATAAATCTTTTTTATCTAATAATTCCCTTTCTAAATCAAATTTAGCAACATTCTTTGCTATCTCTTTATCTAATGTAGCAATATCTTCTTCTGCTATCTTTTTATCTGCAACTAATTTTAATGCATCTAATTCAGTATTTTCTTTTTCTTGAAGTGCAGCTTTTAAAGCAATCTTTTGTTCTGCATTATATGTTTCATTTTTTTCAATATCTTGATATTGTAATTTATAATTTGCTTCTAATTGTTCTTTAGCTTTATCATATTCATTCTTAATCCCTAATAACTTGTTTTCAAGTATTATTTTATTTAATTCTTTTTGGAATAAATCTTCTTTAGCTAACTGTTGTTTTTTAAACTTATCATTTACTGCATCTGTTTCAGCTTGTTCTGCCTTTGCTAAATCTCCATTATCTTTTATTCCTGCTTCTGCAAGTTTCTTCCTTTTCTCTGCATATGCTTCTTCTATTGATTGAATTTCTTGTTGCTGTTGTGTCTTTAATTTTTTATTTGCTTCGTGTAATATAGAATTTGCCTCATCTACTTTCTTTTGTGCAGCATCATTATCACCCTTAGTTTTAGCCCTATCTGCTTTGTCAATACCTTGAACAGCTATCTGAAATCCTGCTCTCTTTTCTTTTAGTTTATTAAGACTTGCTTCTGCTGCTTCTATTGTTTTATCTCCATCTTTTGCAGTTTGCTCAGGGTCAAATACCATCTTCGCTAATCCACCTGTAAAGCCTTCTTGCAATTTCCAATTTTTGCCTAATGCTTTACCAAGCGCATCTGCTGCTGCAAGTACAATAGTAACCGGTGCTAATAAAAAGTTTATAAGACCTTTTGTAAATTCATAATTCCTTTTTGATGCTTCTACTTGTGCATTTTTTGTATTCTTTGCATTTTCTAAATTAATTTCAGCAGCCCTTATAGCCTCATCTGATTGTTTTATCTTTAGATTAAGTATGTCTTTTTCACTCTTACCTTGTAACCTAAGTTGATTAGATTGACCATCTATTACATCTAACTTATCTTCTTGAGTTTTTAAATTTTCTTTAGATGTTTCATTTAACTTTTCTTGCTCATCACTTGTACCACTTACTGCTGCTTTTATATCATCCCAATATGCTACTAATGAACCTATTGCAACTAATAATAAACCAATACCTGTTGAACCAATAGCAGCCTTAATACCTTTAAAAGCATCAATAGCTACTGCTTTCATTTGTTTAAATGAATCTATACTTTCACCTATTGCTTGCAACCCTTGAGAAATAGCCATTGCTGATTGAACCTTTAACAATGTCTTTTGGACATCTTCTGATTCAGCACCAAATAATGCCATTGCACCTTGTACTGCACCAAATCCACCGGCTACACCTGATAATGAAGCAGTTAATGATTTGAACTTTGCATCAGGATTAAAAGCCTCTGTCAATGCTTTAGCATCACCAATTTTATCTTTTAATTCTCCTGCTCTTTTAGCAGCCTCAATAGCTTGTTTTGATGTAGCACCAAACTTATCAGATAATGCAGTTACCTCTGCCTGTGCTTCTCTTAATTGCTTTTTAAGTGAACCTACAGAAGCAGTAGCACTTGATGTATCTACTGTTGCTTTTAAATTTAAATTCTCTGTCATTAGTACGTTGTTTCAATTACTTTTAATAAACTTATTTTTGTCGTGTTATATTCCATTGGGTTATACCCCTCAATCTTATTCAATCTAAATAGTGACCCATCTACCCAAATGTATTTGCTAAAGTCTAAATTAAATATATCTATTGTATTTAATAAAATAGAACAAGACAATAACTTACTATTTTTATTTGTTATTTCTGCCATATATGTATCATAAAATACATTAAACAAATTATTATTAGTGTAATTATCTGAACTATAAAAAATTTCTTTTGGTGCTCCAAAGTTTATATCATTTAAAGGAGTGTAAGGGTCGTCTAAATGACCACCATATCCATAAGAAGTTAATGTCACAAGTGTAGCTGATATATTTTTAATAGCCCAAGAAGTAACTGATGGTATTTTTTTTACTTGCATTATTCTAATTACACTATCCATATTATCCTCTGCACTATTTGCATTAGACTTTTTATAAATAGCCGGATATATTTTATCAGTTCCAATAGCTCTAAATAAAACAGATGGTGCAAATATTACTTCAACAGTTTCTGTATCTTTACTAAAGTCATATAAACTATCAAAAATACTATTACCATAAGATTCCGAATATTTCTTTTTATAGTTTTCATTGTAAAAATCATTATCCTCTTTAAATTTATAGTTGTAATATCTAGCATTTAATTCACTCATAGGCTTAATGCTCAATGGCTTAGACCTATCTATTTTATTAGACCAATCATTAGCAGTAGAACTGCTTGTTTCGTAAAAGTGAATATATGGCTTAATGATAATATTATTCTCTTTAAATTTATCATCATATACATAAAGGTTAAACATTTTACAAATGCTTAAAAATAAGTCTCTTTGAAATATTCCCTTAGGAATACAGTCATTCATAATCAAACCATCACCTAATGCCAATGCTACAGGTATTGATGATATGGAATTAAAGCTAACATCTGCATCATTTACTGTAATAGGTATGTCATCCTTGTTAGGTGCGTTATTAGTAAATTGGAATTGTAAGTAATCATTTTGTACCATTAATGTTGAAATACTTCCACTTATAGAAAATGTGTCAGTAAAATATTCACCATAAATAGATACACCATTTTTTAAAATATTTAAAGTTCCGGCAGTTGAAGTTCCGTTAAAATTATAATCAAAAGTAAGAGTAAATGCAGTTGCACCTGTATATGTAAATTTAGAATTAGCTGCTGATGGAACTAATCCTGAACCTGTAACTGTTGTAAATCTAAGAAAAGAACTGCCTGTCACCTCTTGTGGTACTGTTAGTACAGCATTGTTTAAATCACTTGTAGTTTTAGTTAATTGCTTTTGATTGTGTGGTATTACTAATCTTTTAAAATAATCTGTTGCAAAGAAATCACACTCATAAGTGTAGTCTATATTGGCAAATATTTTATCTATATATTCTTTAATATATATTGCCGGTCTAAATGTAGTATATTGAAAATCTACTTTGTTTGTACTTACATTTCCATAATCTATTAATGGGTAAAAGTACCCTTCTCCTCTTGCAGCATCCCAACTTGCAGTAATATTAGTTGTATTGTAAACGTGGTCATAAGCACTAAAATCTAAATTTTCTAATTTCTTATTCCCTAATGTAGTCATAAATCCACCTAGCTCACCAAACACGCTGCATTGATATTCAATAGTTTCCTTATCTACGACTATTTCTAAAATCCTTAATGTGCCTTTAAATATTTGCACCTTGTCAATATATATAATACACTTAGCAGATTTACTTGCATTGAAATTATAGTTTACATTTGGTTTAGTTGCATCAAAATCATTCGCATTGCCAATATCAAATACAAAGCCAAATATTTGATTATTCCTAGCCGTACCGGATAAAGATATTGTTTTACTAAATGATGTGTTCTTTGAACCAAAGTCTGTTATGTCATCTATGGTATAAGTAAATTCTGTACTTATATCCTGCAATAAATCCAACTTATTATCTTCTATATATATTTCTGTACTAATCATTATCTAAATTGACTTGTTAAATATTTACCAACTTCAATATCTATTTCAAAGTTAAATAACTTATCACTTGTTTCTAATTTATATTCATAGTTAGTGCTACTGATTGTAACAGGGAAATAAGCACCCTGCACTTCCATATATACAATAGTACTTGCAAATAACTGCGCTAACCATTCATAGTCCTGTTCACTTACCCAATCGGATATTAGATGGAACTTATCCTTATGCTGAATAGCATAGTTCAATGTCGTTTCATTGTACTTGTTATATGAATCAATGTTTGACATTGCATTGCCGGATAGCTGCCAATCGTTGCGCCTATATGATGCCCTTTGCAGTTCCGTTGACCTTTTATTAACCAATGCAAATTTCATAGTGTCCCAACCCCCTAGCCTATTAAGAAAATGCAAATTGTATTGCCTGTATTTAGGATAGCACTTTTGTATAAACTGCAGTTTCCTAGATACTGCCACCCCTCGTTTTATATAAACATTATAGCCATAAGTATTTTCTGTTATCAATGTTCTACCAGCAAAGGTGTTTATATGCCCTGCCTGACAATTAAATAAATTCATTTCACCTGTGAATGTTATGCCACCACTTACGGTATCTATCACCGAACCTGCTTCGTTTAAAACATCAACGATAGCATTATATGTACCGGCAGTAATCTTAAAATATGTGGCATAAAAATTATCCCCATACTCAATAGTAATCTTTTCCGTTTCCCTTTCCGTTATCCAATCATCTGTGAAGTTTTCTAATAATAGATTGTCATAATAATCGGATAGTACTAATGGTGTATTATTATTAACAAATAATATATCTGCAAATAATGGTGGATAATAATTGTATGCAGCTAATGCACCGGATGCAAGGTTAGATGTAGTTATCAAATTGCCACCACTTACATATTCTTCACCTACTCTAATTTGGCTATCTACTTTTATCTTATCATTAGATGCCACTAATATAGAACTGCCGGATGGTTCAAAGTAATTAGTTACATATGAACGTACCATTGGTGATGCATTAAACACCCCATAGCTGCCCTCTGCTGATGGGGATGGATATACTTTTGTTCTGCTCACTTGCGCATTGTTTACATATACATCATACACAAACTTAAATGAAAGTTCACCTATATTTGTTGAACTTGAAACGAACCATAAGTCATCGTGCATACTTGAATAAGGTGCAGGGCTACTTTGTATTGTTATTGCCATTTGTTATTTCTTTACCTATTTGTCTAATTTTAATTTGAATATCTTTACCTAGTGCTGCCTCCATAACTTCATAGAAGTTTTTACCAAATGTTTCTTTTGCAGCATTATCAAAATAATGCGTTGCTTTTAAACCATCTCTTTTAATCTTAGTTGAAATGGCATATGCTAACTTTCTTTTATTATCTGCATCTGTTAATAGTTTTTTTAATGCTAGATTTTTCTTTCTACCTGATGTTTCCTTTACAGTATATTTATCACTTCTAATTGATTTTCTTGCTCTATTAAGCCAAGTAAATATAGAAGCTGCCATTACTCTATTTGGATATGGGGATTTATATTTATATTGACTATCTGTATTATTTGGCTTTGCGTTTTTACCACCATATCCCTGCACTCCCTTATTAACAAATTTCCAATACTTTGAAGCAGGTTCATTTTTTGGGTAACCTAGTGATAATGTATAAATTGTGCCAAATTTAGTAAACTGCAATCTTATATCATTAATATTGCCACTAGATATTGACCCACTTTTTTCTAAATTATCTTGTGCTTGTTTAATAAAATCAGCACCAAAGTCTTTAAGTAATTTTTCAATAACAGGCATTTCCCCCTCTTTCATAGGCTGCTCACCTAGTGTATTTAAAAATCCATTCCCTAATGCTATTGCCTGTGCCTTGCTAATACTCATACTAATAAATAGGGCAAAGGTACAAAAATAACTAACCCCCACTTTTTTAGGGCAGGGGTCAGCAAATCAAAAAACACTATCTATCTAACCTTCTTTATTTGCTCTTTGTCATAATCATTCTTAGCTTTTAAATATGAAAGTATATTTAAACATTCTATTGTGCTAAGTTCATACGCTTCCGTAACTGTGCAACTTTCGTAGTCGGCAATAAGTTTGGTGGAATATTGCCATCCAAAGTAGTGCATAAATCTTGAACCACCTCTTTCGCTTTGTCCTGCGTCATCCCTGTCTGCATCAGTTTGCTCACCATATAATCCTGTGAAACTTCTATCCAATTTCTGTATACTTGATAAAAAAAAACAAGCGAGTGATAAACATCTATAAATCTTGCAGTCAGCATATCCTCTGAATATTGTTCGTGCTTACTAGCATCATACTTTTGTTTGAACCAAATACCCAATATCCTTTTCTGTGGGATAACCATTGTCGCTGCTAACTTGTGCAGGTTATTATATAAATCCTCACTAAATACCTTGCTTTCAATATACCTAGCGAATGGCATCTTGCTCACATCATAGTTTATCTTATACCTTTTGGTTTTGTTAATTGATATATACTTAACCGGCTTACCGGCAATCGGTTGTGTTAGGAATAAGATGCTTTTCTTTAGCTTATTAAATTGGGTTATTGTAAGGCTATCCACTTGTGCCTCTGTCATATCATTGACTATTGATACTAGCTTAGAATTGACTTCTATTTCAGTCAGATATTTGTCCTTAGAATTATAGACATTGTATATCTGTTGGTATTGCCAAACATTTATTTTGTGCCACATATGCTTTTGATTTTGGATAAAGATAATACAATTACATATATTAAACAAGCTATTGGAATACTAATGATAAAAAATCTTATGTACTTCATTGTTAATCGTTTATGAATTTATAGAATATCCATTTGGCTAACTCCCATATAATAATTGCTAATATTACTGTCATAGTTATTCTTTATAAAAATCCTCTTGCAATGATATTAATTCCCTAGTCATATTTTTAAGCTCCAATTCCTTTTCAGCTAATTGCTTTTCAAGTCTTTGTATCTTTTGAATAAGACCCTCTATTTCCATTTTGTCTAATATGCCTTGTTTTAATTCGTAGTTTGTCATAATAGTAGTTTTTAAAATATCCCTGCCCATCTAGGAAACTAACCAACATCCCTATTGTTTAATTTATTTGATTGTTTGTTGCAGGGATAGTATGTTTAATTATTTTGAATGTATGCAGTTGCTAAGATAGCTAGTATCATTATTACTACTGCCTCAAAGTTGTATTGTTTCTGTTTCATAGTGTTTGTGTTTTTGGATTAGTTTTTTAAATAAATACCATATTTAATTTTATTACTTATTGTTAAATATCTTACACAATATTCATTTGTATTTAAATATTTATTTGAATAAGCGATTTTTAAATCTTGTAATTCTTTTTGTAATTCGTTTAATGTTTTCATAGTGTTTGTTTTTAAATGTGCGTTGGTCAGTCGCACCCCTGACTTTAATTAGTTATTCATTTCCTTTTACTACATCATTATTTAGCAGCCATAGACATTGTTTGATTGTTGCTTCGTGAATACTTCCACATCCCATTGATTGGCAGATATAACCTACTTCCAGCTCTATCCAATAATCAGGTTTTCCATCTTCAATGTTTCCAATTTCGGAAAATGCGTCAGCTACTCTAATGTCTTTTTTTGCTTCTGCAAATGATTTTACTTTTTTAAACTTTTCCATAGTGTTTGTGTTTTTGGTTTGTTTGATATATCAAATATATAACAGTTATCAATACCTTTTATACATTTTCTATACTTTGTGATGAACGGTAAATATCAAGGATGAACGGTAAATGAGCCGGTTATCAATCAAATACGGCTCAAAGTTGTACTATAAAGCAACTTCTTATGATTGATTAAACAAATGAGTATCTGCCGTTACCCCTCCTAATACTAAAGTTAGACCAAGCCAAAGCCAATGCCATAACACAGTCATCGTGGAATCCACTAGGTGCAGAGTATTTCACCCCATTGGCAGTAAATTGATACTCAAAGACTTGCAACTCATTGGTGATTGCTCCCTCAGGGAAGCCTATTCTGCCCTGTTGGATGGCAGTAGCAAGACCTTCCATTAGCTGCTGCTTACTAGAACTCGTAAACTTCAATCCCTCAATTGCTATCCCATCCCTTTTTAAATCCTCTAGGATAGGGTCACCAACTCCGGTGCTATCGACCAATATAGGGCATCTAGGCAGCCGTTTAATATTCTCCTTAGTATTATGCCAATCCATTTGATACCTGTCAAAATAAGCCACGTTACCCCCATTATCAAGACCTATGATTACGGTATGGTCTACTGACTTTGCAAGGTCAATACCAAATGCCACAATCGTCTGATTGCTCATAGGCTTAGTGCAATCCTGTATAAATTTGTTACCAAATGGGTTCGCACTATTCTCACTAGGGTTTGCCATATACTCTTGCTCAAACACTACATTCGGCAATTGCATCCTAGCTTCATCAATTTCCTGTGGGTCTATATATGGATTGTCATAGCTAGTAAACTTAAACGAAGCCCAATCATTCTCACCGGCTTTCATAAACAAGCTATAAAAATAGTTCTTACCTCGTGGGGTTGAAAGGAATATAGCTTTGCCCTTGTAATCGGTTAGCGTAGGTCTAATACTATTTTGCCATCCAGATTCTAATTCAGGGATAAAAGATGCTTCATCTATTATAACCAAATGGAACTTACGACCCCTTAGGTTATCCAATCTTTCCCCTGTAAAGAATTCCACCTGCCCACCATTGGGAAAATCTATTTTAAGGTCAGACTTGTTTTTAGGCAGTTCTAGGGATTCAGTTAGCTTTGCAAAGAAAACCTTAGCTAATCCATAAGTAGGGGTTATATAAGCCACAGAAAGTCCTTTAACTGCATAGGCTACTGAAAGTATCTGTGATAGTTCTGACTTACCAAATCTACGACCACACATCACAACCCTGAAACGCTTGTCGCATTCTAGTATCTTCTGTTGGTTTGCGTGTGGGTTAGGTAGAAATATCTGCATTATAAAATGGTTTTACCATCTACAAAGATAACTTCAATTTTATTATCTGACTTAATATCCATTTGTTCCTTAGGCTTACCGTACACTCTAGTAAGTAAAGTGTCTAATGAGTATAAGCTGCCATTGCTCATAGACTTTAGGATTGCCTTAGCTACTGTTTTTTCAAGTACAGTTGCTTTGTCATTTGTGCTAACTGTTCTAAGTTCTTCTTCATCCATTGACATTAAAGCCTGAATGCTATCATTAATTTCTGATAGCTTATAGCCTTGCTCTTTTAATAGGCTGACATATTTTCTAGGTCTGCCATTGGGATTCCCTGATTCTCCGGCTTCAAATGGTTTTGCTCCTTGTGGTGTTACTCCTTTTTCAAATGGCATTTCTGTAATGTTTCTGTTTATTTATCTAATTTAGATTTAAAATACTCACAAAGTTTATCCATCTTACCTATGTAGTAAGTCATAAAATCTTTGTAACCCTCGCTATCTTGTTGATAGCTAATATATAAAATACCCCTCAATCTTTGTGATGGGGTCTTATTTGTTTCTAGGTCTGTCTTAATGCTATCTATGTTATCAAGTTCATCCGGCTGAAAGGTTTCTTCTTTGATAGCTATATAACAAAACTTTTGATTCAGTTGGAATATTTGTGCAGCATCATTTGGGGATAGTTCCTGTGTACCAAATGTTACTTTGATGGTCTTATCTTTTCGTGATGTTAAGCCTTCTATTTGTGCCGGTATTAATATCATAGTTATTTTTTATCTGCCCTGACCCTTATAAGGCTTAGGCTTAGGGGAATGCTTGTTATAAGATTTCTTTGCCTGTCCTCTTTTGCGTTTGCCAAATGTTAATTTTGTTGAATCGTTTTTACCCTTTGCCATCTAATTTCTCTTTATGTTTATTTTTTAAATATTCCATATGTGTTTTAGTATCACCCATAACCGTATGACAGTATCTGCATAATGCCATAAGGTTTTCTATCTTGTCTGCCTCTTTGCTTCCCCCCATTCCCCTAGCTTCGATATGATGTATGTCTTGTCCTTTTGCACCACAACTTTCACAAGGGATAAAATCTTCTATACCATATCCAAAATGGTCTAAATATATTTTAGTATGCTTTTTTATTTTTTATCTATTTGCTTTAGCTTATTTATTGCCCATTCAACTCCTGATGTACCACCCCAAGCATCCCACATTAATCCACCACAACCCTCTGAATAAGGTACATCTTTATTTTGTTGCTGCCTTTTAAAAGATGCCATCCTAGCTATTGTATCTCTTGATATGTTTTCTTTGTTAGCTAATTGGTTTGCTCTTGCTTTACCTACTGCAGTTCCACATTCACCCCATCCGTTTTCATCTGCCCACTTTAAAGCCCTCTTTGCATTATTACTAGCTGATTCCGGATAGTCATTATAAGTCTCCTCATATTTACCACCGGCTAATATTGCAGCCCAAACTAAAGCTGCTTGTTCGTGTGTATCATAAATACAAGCACTTTGTCCTACTTTCCATTTTCCGTTGCTACATTTAATTATTGGCATTACCTATCAATTTATTATAAATAGCAAATCTTTTATTATTTATAGCGTCAAAGTTATATACCCTGTCACAGTATTCAAATAGCTTTTGTCCGTATTCAATCCTAGCTGCATCATCAAATGTCAAAAGTTTAATCCAATAGTACCAATCTTTTTGATTATTTACATAGCATACCGGCATATCTTTATAAGGATGTACGTTGCTAACAATAGCCGGATTTCTTTTAGATGCAGTTTCTAATACCTTTAAATTAGATTTCATTGCGTTGAACTTATTATCTACCAAAGGAATTACACTAATATCTGAATCAGCATAAGCACCCATATATTTAGTCACACCTGCATAGTCATAGATAGTTGGATTTAATTTTAAGCCATTTGTAAACACTCCTATCATTCTATCCCAAATATGCTTCTCCCCTAAATTGTAACCGGCAATAACTGTCTTTATAGGGAAGTTAATTTTCTTAATTGGGTTGCGTAGAATATCCATATCAGGTGCGTGTGTGCCTGAACCTGACCAAAACAATCTGACCATATCAGAATCTATTTTGTCATCTTGGAATTGTTCTTTGCCATAAGGTAAAGCATTAGGCAGGATTTCTACATTGGTATTATACTTATATATTTCATCTGCCAACCTTTCGTGTGTGCAGGTGCAAAGGTCAGCCACTCGCATATATTCTGTTATGACTTCCGATATATTGCTTTCCTTATACCTTTCATATAAAACGTGAGACGGTGGCAAAATCCAATAGTCATCATTATCTACTATTAATTTAAAATCATATTTTAATTTCATCTTAACTAATAGCTTTGCATCTGTGGATGTTAAAAACCTATTGAATATAACTATGTCGTAATTGTTATCAAATACTAATTCATTAATAGTATCTGTAATCATACAATAGTCTTTTCGCATATTAACTAAAGGCATCATTATTCTATGATAGCCAACCCCACTAAATTTGCTTGTTACTGCTAGTATTCTCATAGTGGTAGGTAGTATGCTTTATTTCCGTTTGAGTAATTACATACATTATCATTATGTAAATCCCAAGTCTTTTTTACTAAGTCCATTTTATTGTAACCATATTTGTCACTACCATTTTGGTCTATGTGCGTGGCTCTAGTAGATGGAATAAATTTAGTATGTAATCCGGCTGCCCTTACTCTTGTGCAATAATCTAAATCAATTGCACCATAGGGGTCTAACTCTTGATTGAATGCACCTACTCTTTTAATAGCCTCTTTTGTTATTGTGAAGTTACCAATCAAATCTAATGAATCACCTGAAAAGCCATCTAATGAAATTGAACAAATGCCTATTGTCTTATCCTGCAAAAATTCATTTCTCATTAATAACCAATTGTCCGGTTCTAATATATCATTGGCTAATAGTGTGACATATTCTATATTGCTAAAGTCTATTTTATTTAACCCTACATTAAGAGCATTGGCTATTCCTTTTTCTTTAACTATAATAAGCTGCTGAATATCTGCACCGGCATTTATTAAGTTACTACCTAATGTAGCTACACTATCATTCTGATAGTTTAAAAATATTACTGCGTTCATCTTGGTTTATTTTGTCCTATTTTTTTTGCCGGTACACCTGCATACTTTGAATATGGTTCTGATTCCCCTTTAAAAAATGCACTTGCTCCTATCATACATCCAATATGTATATTGCTAAATTGATGCAATACTGCATTTAATCCTATGTTTGAATTTTCACCTATTACAGAATGCCCACCTATTTTAGCACCACAACTTATTGTAACATTATTATTTATAGTGCAATCGTGTCCTATATGTGCGTGTTTCATAATAAAACAATTATCACCAATATAAGTTACTTGCTCTGTACCTGCATCAATTGTAACCAATCCGGTAACAATATTATTATTCCCTATAATAACCCTGCCCTTTGGTTCACCCCAATACTTCTTATGTTCTGCAAGGTCTCCTATAATACAATATGCACCTATATAATTGTTATCACCTAGTATAACATTGTCACCAATGATTGCAGTTGGATGTATATAATTAGCCATTAGTCTTTGGTTTGCGACCACGCTTCTTTGGTTCAGTAATTTGTGTCATAGTCAAATCCTGTTCTAATGCTTTTTCGTAATAAGCATATAACCTTAACACCATATCCATCCGGCAGTTACCACACCAAATAGTTAAAATAAATCCTTTGTCAATATAAGTCCTATAAATATGCTCATACATTTTCATTATGCTCAAATCTAAATTTCTTACATAACCACTTAAAGCAGTTTCGTAATTATTATAATGCTCTTTTAAATATTGTCTGTGTTCTAATTCCATATCTTATAAATTAATGTTTCTACAATCGGTGCTAAAAATCCTGATATAAATAATACACTAGCTATGTTTACAATCAGTTCAGGTGTAAAGTATAGTATGACCCCAATCCACGCAGCCAAACAACTTCCACAATTGAAAGGTTTGAAATCGACTCCCCACTTACGGTGTAGGTTGTGTATAGTATTAAAAAATAATGATGCACATATGCTTGTTATAATTATTTGAATCATTTCCTTATGTGTTTTTTCAGTTCAGTTTTTGTTTGTTTTAGTGTTCTAATGATTGACATATATGGTATGCCGGTATGTCTGCTTAAATCTTTAGCATTCTTATTAAAATCAAAAGTATATAGTTTTAATATTTCTTTTTGATACCAATGCAGCTTCTCTATTCCTTTTTCCATCACATCAATAACACAATAATTTTCTACATCCGGCAATTCCTTTTCTTTATACTCTGTGTAATTCCTGTACTTCTTCCAAAACTGACTTCTATCTGATTTAATCATATTAAGCATAGTCCTTACTATGTAAAACCTTATTTCATTCCTTTCATATAATCCAAACAATTTGCTTTCATCCATTTCAAGTAGCACTAAGAACACTTCCATCTTTAAATCATATTGCAATTCTTCCGGCTGCATCTTTGCAAATGCTTGATTGACTTCTTCATTAAGCCAATATTGCTCTATAATTTTATTTTTGTCCATTCAATTAGTACCGGTTTGTTTTCCTTTTCGGTACAAATATATACTATTCCGGAACAATTATGAATATCTTGTAATCTTTCTTTTTGTTCAGAGCTTAACCTGTCTCCTAATTTTTTAACTTCTACTGCTAAATATTTACCATCAGATGTATAACCTTGCAGGTCTGCCCATCCTTTTTCTATCGTTCCTTTTCTTTTACCATATGGAATATTATTCACTCTGTTAAGTCGGCATCCAATAAATTCTAAATTTTTCTTTGCCCATTTAGTAAGGTCATTAGCTGATATGTCCATTTATATTTTTTAAAAATAATTTTATAATATCCATTCTATTGTTGGTTTGCCAATATAATCTTTATCCCATACATACCAAGCATATGCAATCATTCCACTATTTTTCATTTTTATACCACCTTTATACAAACTTACTCTTTTACTAAATTGATATATATTTTTTAATGGGAATTCTTTATCTTGAAACATATCATATCTAATTTCACTTTCAAGCCATACGGTTTTTAAAAACATAGCAATTTTTTTTCTGCTTTGTTTTTTTGCTTTTAATATAAATTCAAGAGCTAGTTTATACGGTGGGTTTGTTATTATATTATCAGAAAATATATCACTTTGTAAAAAATCAATTTGTTCCCCATATCCTCTATTAATTAAATCTGAACTAAAAGTATTAAAGCCATTATTAATTAAAACATTACTTATATCTCCCTCACCACAAGCACATTCCCACATATCCCCATTAAATAATTCTTTTTTTAAAAGTTCTTCAACTACATATGCCGGTGTTGGATAAAAATCATTAATTTCTCTATCACCGTTTGTTCTGCTAGAACCAATTATTGATAAACTATTATTTTTCATAAATTTTAAAATTTTTAAAATGCTATTATTGTTTCTTTAATTTTATTTCTATACTTTGTTTTTTCAATATGTCTATGACAGTCGGCACAAGTAACTAAACTAAATCCTGTTAAATTGTTTTTCTCAATTTTAAATTCATTATACTTTTTTGTCATTCCACATTTTTTGCACTTCCTCATAAAATTCTTTTTTCTCGGTTATTAAATTTGTTTTTGTTTTTACGTCTTTATGTGATGCATAATAATTTATAAAATCAGGAGTGTATGCATATTTTTGAATCCCCTGTTTCTCGTATTTAACCTGATAGATTTTCAAAATATTTTACTAAAGCTAGTTTTTTACATTGTGAATCAATAAAATTATCATCCTTTATCCTTTTACTAAATTCTTTAGCATCTTGTCCATATAACTTATTTAATTTTAGCAGGTTATCCTCTCGAACCATCCTGACAATTTGCAGCATTTCGCTTGGTTCAAATTTCAATTTTCCCTGTCTTAGCAATATGGCGAATACCTTATCAGCATTAAAAACCCTGTTAAAGTCATTTTTAGGCGATTGTAGCCACTCTTTTTGGGTAAATGATACTATGTCCTCATCCGATAATTTTGGGGGCTCTATTGGGCTTAAAATCGGTTTTATCATTTTCCTTACTTCAATTGCCTTTTTTGTGTAGGCTGCCATAACCTGACCAATAAACTTGGGGCTGAACTTTTCGTAGTGCTCGGTGCTGCAATCTAACTTTCCCTGTACTGCCATTTTAAACGCTATCCTAAATTCTTCAATGGTGTATAATGGGTAGCTAGTCCTAATAAAATCCTCAATAATAATCATTTCATCTTTGTCCGGATATTTTGTAAATCCTAGCAAAGTGAAGATGTAAGCTAAATTTTCCCTTAAAGTGACAGGTGAAATAAGATTTAACTTGCTGCCTTTGAAAGCATCAGCTATTTCATTATCAGCTATTGACCCACTCTTTAAGGGATGCCATTCGTTCCTGACTTGTGGCAGTTGGTTTAAATGTTTTTGTATTTCCATAACGTAGTTTATTTTTTATCCAAGTATTTACCCTCCTTTTTACATCGAAGAACTTTTCAAGTTCGTAGCGCAATTTACCATTTTTATCCGGCTCACACCAATATTCTAAAAATTCATCATAAGAATCAGCTAATAAATCTTTAAAATCTTTTATACTATCTATAAATAATTCCTTATTATTATTATTTATATTTTCTTTTATTTCCTTTTCTTTTCTTTTCTTTGCATTACCCTCCCCAATAGCCCCCCCATTAGCCTCCCCATTTCCCCATCTAGATATTGCCCCATTTTTACCACTTTGACTTAATTTTGCCCTAAGTCCTAAATGGTCATTTAATCTTTCTGACCAAAACTCACCCTCATTAATACTAAATAAATCAAATTGCATTATAACTCCTTTGACTTTTATGTCAGTAGATTGCATTTGCATTGACAATATTGGTATTAATTCCAATGGCATTTTACCACCTGCTTCTGCTAATTTTTCAATTAAAAACCAATAAATGCCATAACCCTCCATACCCAATTGATGCCTAAGAAATAATACCTTTGTATCATTAGATGCATTGTAATCGTGGCTAAAATAATAAGACTTGTTTTTCATAAAATAAAAATAGGGTTCAGAATTCCTGCTTGTCGCATAAGCAGTTCATCCTCCCCCTAATATTGTTCTTAAACTAAATGCGACTTAGTTTTTGTTTGCAGACAAATATAAATTATATTCATCTAATTCCGTACTAATTTGTAAGATTTTTTCTTTGTACCATACCTCTGTTTCCATCAAATCTCGACATTTTTTAATAGAATACAAGGTTGTAGTATGATGAGTAATCCCTACATAATTTGCAATTTCCGTTAGGCTTAATTTAGTATATACTCTTAATAAATATGCTGCTGCCTGTCTGCCAAAAACAGTTGTTTGTTTTCTGTTTCTAACTTTAATATCAGTATTAAACATTTCTTCAACCATATCAACTATATTAGTTGGTTTAATTGCTTTGTTAATACCATACTTTCGCATTTTATTAGCTTCATATATCTCTTTTTGTAATGACATAATTAAAATGGCAAGTCCTCCTTCGGCTTAAAATTGTCCTCATAGATTTGATAATCAGGATGCTTTGATTCTGTCTTATAGGTGTTAACCCACATTGAATATTTTTTATCCTCGATTGTAAAGCTGATTACTTCACCTTTAGCCGTCTGCTTTTTCCAAGCTCCATACTTCTTTTTTACTTCGCTATTCATTAGTTTTTATTTTTTAAAAGTGAATATTTTGCAACATATTTAGTGTTACGTTTAGTTCCAACATTAACAATATCTGTTTTAATATTATGACCCTCATCTCTAAGGTTAAATACTATTGCAGCTAATCTTAATGTGCCATACTTTCTTAATGCCACCAATGGTGTTAGTGGTTCTTTTTTAAGGTGATTAAGCACCTGCGTTTGTTGTGTCATTCTGTTTGTTTTTAATTAAAGAAAAATTATATTGACTGTTTAAAAAGTTTGCGTTATTAGTATTATAACTACGGTAATTGCTAGATACATTTAATGCTCTTACCCAATCATTAAAACTTAGTTTCTCTTTAGGTAAAGATATTCTACTAACTTTTATTCCCCAAATATTTTCCATATTAGTTTTGATTTTGATTAATAGTTCTTAATGCCTTTTCATATTGCTCTGATGTAGTGATAGCACTTATCTTAATAGCTACCTTTTGTTTCATAGCTTCATCCCAAGTGGTCGTTTCTAGTTTGGTAATTAATTCCATCCTTTTAACCTCACCTACTTCGTCTTTATGCTCATTGGTTGCATCAGCATCCTTTGTATCATCAATAGCAAATAAACCGTTCAATGCATATTTCCTAGCGTAGCTTGATGCGCTGCCTGTTATCTGTGCTGCATCCATTCCCTTTTTTACTTCTTCTTCCCTAGCCCAACCATTAACCGATATATGATTATCAGTATTGTCTAACAGGGTTGCAGTAGCCTTTATATAAATCCTATCCCCTACCTGCACTACTTCATCACTTACTATTAATGCAGTCTTGTATTTGTTTAAGATAGGTTTTACTGCTTCGATAATGTCCTCTGCACTTCGGTATTTATATTTACCAAATGCGTTCATTTGATTTTTTGGCACTTTTAATTCTGCCTGAATGTTTACTAGGTTCATAGTTATTTGTTTAAAGTTATTGTAAATGATTGCTTATAAGATTTTAAAGGTATTTGACCACGTTCAAACTTTTTGCCGGTCTCCTCTATTTCTTTTTGTTCTTCTTTTAAGACATCTATTTGTGCCTGTAATTCAGCCCATCTTGGGGAGTAAGATGCATAGTCATAAGTCTGTGAATCTTTAAGGCTTAGACTTGCACCTAGATAATCATACTTACCCTTAGGGCATTTATCTAAAAAGTCTATAATGTGTTCTTCACTTTTTGCTCTTAATGTTTTAGTAAAGTTTTCCATTACTGAAATCTTAATAGCTACATCTTCGGCTTTCATTGTGCCATCGTTTAGTTCATTAGCCACGTTCTGTGCTAATATTTCAATTTCGCTTTTAGACGGTGCGACTTCCCAAATTGCTAGTGTGTTCATAGTTTATTTTTTTTAAGTTAAGCAAATAAATATTTCTTTATTTTCTGATATAAGAAAATTATTTTTATTATCCCATATAAATTCATATCCAAGAGCTTGGCATAGTTTTACTATTTCAATACTATTATGACCCTGAAATTTTATATCAAAATCAGTTATAGTAATGTTATAAAAGTTTCCTATCCCCAATCCTGATTGTGCAACTGTTTTGTAGTTTTCGTAGATTTTACTCATAGTTTAAAGTTTTTGGTTTTTAATTCCCTCAGCTAAATCTAATATAGATTTTAGGGTTCTGTAAACAATTAGTTCTGAATCGTTTACTACTAATAATTGGCATTTAATAGCGTAAATTAGTAAATCAATTTTGGTGTTTTCTTGCATAGTTTTTTGTTTTGATTATCAATTAATGACGAGCAAATATACACCTTATGTACATAATATTCAAATACTATGCACTTATTTTTAAAAAATGTGATGAACGGTAAAATACAAGGATAAGCGGCTACTTACTGCCATCCTGTAAGGGCAAAGACCTAGAATTGTCCACCCTCCTGTAGTGCTCCCCCCATATTGTATTGCAAAGGATAATGGCTTTAGATTCTACTTCTTCTTCCTCAGCCTCAGGAAAAAGGATATGCATAGATTCGTGTATGATTAACTCCAAATGCTTTTTGGATTTTACACGACTGTCTATTTCAATTTGGTTAAAACCACAATGAGCAAAGCCATAGACTTTCTGTCTGCCTAGTTTTCTATATATGACTTTAATTTTCTTCACGACTTTAATAATAGTTCATCCGGTCTGTCAACTTCTTTGACTTCGTATTTGCTGCCACCTCTTACTTTTGCCAATGCTTTTTTTATACTATTCTCCTCAGTATATAATTCAGCTAACTTTTTAACTAGCCAAATCTCTTGTTCTACAATTGTCATTCGGTTAAAATTTTTTGGGTATCTCATATTATCTATCAGTTTTATTATGGTGTTTTCCACAAGTGCCACAACGCATTATTAATTTAACTACTCCACTTGCTAACATTCTTCTATCTTTTATATGCAAATCATCACTACCACATTCAGGGCAACTGCCTCTGTCTGCTCCAAAGATAACTCCATAATGGGTCTTAGCCGGTATATGATTGTTTAATTCTTTATGTACTTTCTCTAATAAAACCACATCTTGAATGCAATAATCAATCATTGTGTTCATTGCCTTTTTACAATTCTTTAGCATTATGTCTTTCCACAAATCAAAATTGGTATGGTTCTTTTGACCTAAGCCTAAGAACTTACCAATGTAATCAAGCCTGTTAGAATTAAACCTAAACTTAGACCTAGCTATTTTTAAAGTATCTATTGTGTTGTATGTCGGAAACATTTCAATCCTATGAAACAAACACCTTGTCCTTATCCACGCTAAATCAAACTTGTCTCCATTGTGACCTACTAATTCATCAGCTTCATTTGCAATCTTAATAAACTCTTGCAATAGCTTTTTATCATCTTGTTTGCTATCCCATTGCAGATAATAGACATCTTTGTCATCTTCCCATTTGTAACAAATACAAATGACTGCACGTTCTTTGATAATGTTCTCTGTGCCTATTTGTAATTTGTAACCTGACTGCCAAAATAAACCCACGTTTGCACTTACTTCAATATCGAAATAAAGCCTTCTTCGTTTGGTTTTTAGCATAAGTTTAAATTAGTACAAAGCCATTCTTATCAACTTTGTTGTTTTTATGTAGTGTTAATAGTTCGTTAACCGACTTACCAAATGTTTTTTGGAAGTGAGGAGCATCATTAAATTTCCAATCGCCACCCCACTCATATCCGTATCTTTTAAAAATAGCCACAATTTCCTGCCAATCACTTTTACCATCACCATCAAAGTCTGTTTTTAAATCCCAACTTGCAGTCTCAAAAGTGCCATTCTTATCCTTATCCACTAATAGAACAATATCGATTGCTAATCCGAAATTGTGGTATGAAGAACCCCCACGTGCGTTTGTAACTATTGAACCTGCCTTTGTTCTGCCCTGTGCATATAATGCATCCTGTTCAGCAAATGTTCTTAGTGTATATGCGAAACGGCAAATAGCCGTACCTGTTAAGGCAGTAACAATTTCATCATACATTACTAATGCTTCTTCTCTTAAATTTGGATGAAGCAATTGAATCCTTTCTAAAGTTTTTTGGTCTTTCATTATTCTTCTTTTTTATTTTCTTTATATCCTTTAATAAGTGTTGTAACTGATTCGACAGTAGTTAACCCTAATGCTACTGCACTTAATGCAAATGTAGCCCATACAAGGGAATCAGCAGGGTGGAAATCACCTTGTGTTTTTGAATTATCATACAAGGTATAAAATAGTGCAAACGCACCAACTATGCCCACTAACCTTTTACTTGATGTGCCACTTTCAGATGAAAAAAATCCACCTATCCATTTAAAAATTGTTTTCATTTATTTATTATTTGTAGTGTCTGTTTTAGTCTTACCCCAAAAGTTTTTCTTTTCTTTAATTTGAATAGTATCGTGTATGTATATAGTATCTATTCTAATTTTCATATAACTAATTTCCGTCTTTAAATCCAATACTTCTTCTTTTAAAGTTACAATTTTACTAATTGTTTGAGCAACTAATTTATCTTCTTTTGCTTTTGCTTTCTTATGAACCTCTATAAAATTACTTTGGTTCTTTGTTGCATTAGCAATTAACTCATTGAATTTAGCATCTTTTTGTTGCTCTAAATTTTGCTTTTGAGCATTCAAAGTGCATCCTGTTAATAAAAGTAAAAACAAATATTTCATTATTTAATGTTTTGTATTTTACCCAATTGCTCTAATGTACTTAATTTTGAAGTAGCTGCAGCCAATGATGAATCTGTTTTCCTAAGTGTATTTTGCATTACCTCGACCCTTACTTCTAGCTTTTCAACCTTTGCACTTTGTGAAACTATTTGCTCTTTAAATGTAGATTTAACATCTATATATAAATATGATATTGCTACTAATACTAAAAACAGGGTAGCTACAATTGGGTTTTTTGCGAATGATTTAAAATCCATTATACCTGTTATTGGATTTAAGTTTTTTATTGCCATTATTCTAATTTATTTTATATTCTAATATTACCTATTATTTAAAACAATTTTTTATAGTATCCGACTGAATATCCCTGTGTACCGTAATTCATCAATATAAGACCCTTATTAGGCACTTTTAAGCCTACCCCTATACTCGCACCCAAAACATTATTAAAGTTCCTTAAATCGCCTCCTATTAAAAATTCACTTTTTGGTTTTATAGTCTTTGTAATATATATAGTTTTTTCTTGTAGTTTTGCTTGGAAACCCCTGCCTATTATTTTATTTTGTGCAATGGTATCATTAATATAGAACGTATTTGAATCTATTTTTATTGTATCATTATATGCTTTTGTCTGCAAATATTCGTTAATTATACGAATTGTATCGTGGATTGGGATATATATTGAATCTTGTAAAAGTATATTATAAGGTATTGAATCCCCCTTTTTATATTTAGTCAATGTTTTAACATTGATTATAGTATCTGTCTTTAAAACTATTTCATTTTTATTATAATTAGGCTTTGTCATTAATAAAATAATAACTATTGCTATTAAAATAACTACTAAAGCATTTTTCATTTTATCTTCTTAATTGCTGAAAGGAATATCTTAACCCAAGACCCATATATACTATTTAGGAATTTCATCTTTTACTTTTTTAGTTGCATTGTAATAATAGCGAATAGCCATTACCCCTGAGATGATAGCAATCAAACCGGCAATTAATGTAATAATCGGTTGCACTGTTGAAATACTTACGATAGCTGATAAAAGGCTTATACCTGTGCCTATGTCGGCTTGATTGCTATGTGGTGTCATTGTTTTAAAAATTATCCTAACCCTGCGTTTGGGTCATTTGGATTGTTAGTAAAATCATTTGCTTCTGTTTGTGGATTCTGCTCCTGTGCTAATTTGCCTAAGAATTGTAATAATGGCAATCCGTAAGCAGTAGGAATAGTGTTAATAAATTGTTCTAATTCTTTTACTTGTTGCTCGTTTAATGTAATCATAATATTTATTTTTTTACAAAGATATAATTAAATAGTTGGATTTTGAAATGGCAATGGAAGTACTATAATTGGGGGATTGATTATGTTCTCAATTTGTTTATCAAGGTTTAAATCTATTGTCTCCGTATCTAGCCCATTTTCAAGCCAACCGCATACTTGCTCGTAAGTTAAATCAGGGTAAGCAGTAAAATCCGTTTCACTTGGAGTTGTGCAATTCATAGTTCCGTAACTTGATACTACTATTTCATCTTGCGTTGCTATGCGTGACCAATGAATTACTGAAACGACATCCGTTAGTCCATCCTCAGTTGGCTTAGTGTCCATTTGGTTTATTACCCAATTTTTCATTTTATTTTATTTTAAGTTTTAATTCTTCTATTTGTTTTTGTTGCTCTTGTAAAGCCTTTACTAGCATTGGAATTAATACTGATGTCTTAATTGTTTTAGTTACTGTTCCTAAATCATTATTATCTAAATCTTTATCAGGTGTTTCCTCTATAAGTGCAGGGAATATTTTTTCCATTTCCTGAGCAATAAAACCAATTTGTTTATTTTTATCTCCTATAAGATTAAAGTTTCTAACTTTTAATTTTAATATGTCATCTAGTTTAGGTGTAGCATCTACAATATTTTCTTTTAACTTAATATCCGATAATGTTCCATAGCTATTATTAACATTTACAATATTTCCATTACCATAAACAAACATTGTATTTGTAGTTATAGCTGAACCATTACCTGACTGAGCAACATAAGCATACCAAGAAGTTGAACCTGTTGTTATAGATGATGCTTGAAATATAGGAGCAGTTGTACCATTTGGAGTTCTGCCTTGAATTGCACAGTTTCCACCACCTGTAGCAAGAGCAGTTAATGCAGCTGTTTCTGCCGCAGTAGTTCCTATTAATACATTCCCCCCACTTGTAATACGCATAACCTCATTTGCACTACTACTACTTCCACTTGTAGCAACTCCAAAAGCTAAATAAGGAGTGTCCGTTCCAACAGGAGTATAAATTAAAGCCTTTCTATAAGTATCGCCACCTAATTGAAATGCAGCTAATGTATTTGCTGAAGTACCTTTTATTTGTAATATACCTGCTATGTCTAAGAATGGTCCTGTAAATCCAACCCCACTAAAATTTCCTGCACTTGTTCCACCAACCCCTACACTACTAGAGAATGTAGCTGCTCCTGTGGATAAATTTATTGTTAATCCTTTTGCAGCAGTTGCCCAATCAGTTAAATATAATGTTGAAGTAGAAACTCCAATAAATGCGTCAGTTGTTGCACCACCTATTCTTATTTGGCTATTTGCTGAATTTGCATTTATAGTTCCACTAAACGTAGCACTTGTTCCACCCAATGCACCTGCAAGTGTTAGCCCTCCTGCATCTGTCATTGTAATAACAGGAGAACCTGATTTTTGTATTGTAAAAGGCACTGAAGTTGAAGCAGTATCATTGTTTATAAGAATACCAAAACCTGTTGCACTTGATGCTATCTGAAATGCCCTACCTGCTGAATGTGTAATTTTTAAACCATCTCCTGTGCTACTATTTGTAATTCCTACACCTATTCCACTTCCTGCATTTGTAAATGTAGAAGTAGTTCCAATTATAGCACCTGTAAAAGTTGCTTCGCCTGTTGCAGCTATTGTTAATCTTGTAGTGTTTGCAGTTCTCAATATTAAAGGAATTGCAGTTGTATTATATGCTGCATTTACATAACTAGCCGTATCTGTAGCTTGTAAAACTACACTCGAACCATTGCCGGTTAAATCAAATACTCTTAAAATTGTATTAGTATCATATACACTTAATGCGTCACTTGGATTTATAGTGCCTAAATTTTCTCCTATTGCTAATTTACCTGTTGGGCTTAATACAAATGTATTCTTAGATAATGTTTCATTAATAATAGTAAATAAACTATTATTGATTGAATTGTTAGCGTTTCCTGAACTTACACTCCAAATATTTCCACCTGTTGCCGTATTAGTTAATTTTAACCTGCTTGTTAAATAACTAGCCGTTGAAATATTTAATAACCCGCTTAAAGTTCCACCTGTTAATAATAAATAGTTAGCTAAATCAGCAGTTGAAGCTTTATTATTAAATGTTGTCCAATCAGCACTTGATAAAGCTCCTCTATTTGCAGCCGAAGCCGTAGGCAAATTAAAAGTATGCGTTGCAGTTGAACTTGATATAGCAAAGTCTGTTCCACTCGTTCCTGTCGCTAAAAATTGTATTTGTCTTGTTAAGTTATTTAACGTAGTTAATCCCTTAGAAAAGGTTGTAACTACTTGACATAAATGACTATTTTCTGTATGTAAAGTAACTACTCTTGTATCTACATTTGCATATATTCTAATTGCTAATCTATCTGTTATAGTTAAAACACTTGCAGTCACAGGGATAGCAAAATAATAAGGACTTAGTGTTGTTCCATTACTTAAATATTCAGGTACACTTTGACTGCTACCTAATAGCGTAAAAGTAGTTCCGTCATATTTATAAAGCTCTGCATATACATAAGGATTATGCGCATTAGAATTTACACTAAAATATAACTCACAATTAAAATTTCCCGCAGGTACTTCTAATAAAGCAGGGTCATTTGCGTCTGTTAAATAACTTGCTATATAGCCATTAGTTGAAGCCGTAATATCAGTTCCCGCACCACTTATAGGGTCTTTACTAAATTCTCTATAAGCAACTCCACCGATAGTACCTTGACTTACACTTGAATTTAGATAATAAGAAACAGAACTACCTCCACCTGTTGATGTTGGAAAATCTGCTAATGCTCCATCCCCTCTTACATATTGAGTAGCATCCCCTGCAAAGCCTATATTAATTGTTCCTGCACTTGTTATTGGACTTCCGGTTATCGTTAAAGCATCCCCTGTTTCAGTAACACCTACGCTTGTAACTGTTCCAATAGTTGAAAATAAATCAGCTATCTGTAATAATGTTACCTTTTTAGAAACACCTGTTATTGGGTCACCTATGATTGTTAAGTCAGTAGATGCCGGAGCCATCTCTGTCGCTAGTTGATTTATTTTTTTAGATTCCATTAGTAGGTATTTGACAAGTGTCGTTTAATGAAGATAATGTTAATGAAAAGTCTATTTTAACACCTGCTAAATAATCAGGGTCTGATTCAGTATAAAATGATAATGTCATACTATCACTAGCAATCCAATTGTAAATAGGGTCTCTTAATTCAGCGACCATATCCTGACCAACTAAAGTCATATCACTCAATACCTCTGTCTCGTTTGTTTCTTCCATTAACATTCTATCCATAACATAGATAGAAAAATTATATTGTATTTGCTTTGCTAGTATCTGTGCATCTACTAAACTAAAAAACATAGCAGGATAAGTAACCTCACCATTGCTAAGTCTTTCCCACACATCACCGAAATACACGAACTTAATTTGCTCGTGGTTGTTTCCGAATGTTGTTATTTGCTTTACTATTTGATTGAGTGTTAATCCCATTATTTTTTGTTTTTTCTAAATAAACTTTTAGCTTATTTTGATTTTTAATGTTTGCTTCTTTGCTCATATTAACATCCTATTTTGCCCTGATACTTTTGTTCTAAGTTTTTATTCTCATAAACATTATCATCTTCTAAATATAAAGATGAAGTATAACCCTCTAAATCAGGAATGATTGTATCTATCCCACTTGTAAAGTTTAAATATTCAGGGTACAAAGTATTGTTTTGTCTTAAATACTTAATCAATCTTTGCTTGTAAAATTCTGCTCTTGTCCTGTATCTGTTAGCCACATCAATCATATCTTGCATTGATGGGTTCTCTGTATTGTCTCCTGACTTTCTTAATAAACCTTTGTTATAAAACTGATATGATAACCCCATAGGTAATTCACTCATAACATAATAAATTAAACAATCGGCAATATAATTATTTAATAATGTAGTTTCATTACCATTTAATGTAGAACCGTTTATTGCACTTTGCAATTTATTATATAATGTACTACCCAATGCAGGGAGTATATACATATCCTGTGCCGTTTTAATTTCCGGCAATATTAATTTTTCATCCACGTTTGCGTGTAAGCCGGTTCTATCTTTTATCCCTTGTACTGATATAAATAATATATTTAATGACATTTCTTATTTTTTTCTTGTTACTATGTTTGTTTTCCATTGATGGCGACAAGATTCACTTGCTACCCCATTATCATTCCACCATCCACCCCTTCTATCCCAAACAGAATATCCTAATCTAGCACTCATCATTTCAATATCACTTCTGCTATAAATTTTATTAGCATCTAGTAAAGCAACACAAAAAGGTCTGCTAGTGGTTTTATCTGAATCATTAAATCCTTCAATCCATTCATAAGAATAGCGAACTAAAATTTCAGTTGTTTGTGGTTTTGTTTCACCTACTGCCTTGCTTAATGGTTGTGTTAATTCTCTAGATACTTCAATATCACTATTAATTCCTTTGCCTATTTTGGTTTCCTTAACCTTTAATATTTTTCTATCTTCTAAATCTTTTAAAATATTTTTTATATTATTAACATCTTCATCCAAAACTTCTGCTAATACTTCAGGTGTTATATTTTTTTGTTTAGCTATTTGGTCTAATATATCTGATTCTAATTGTGTAACATCTGCGAACATATAAAAGTCAACATCATCACTAAATCTTTTTTTAGATTTCCAAACATTAAATGCATCCTTGCTTTCACCAAATTCATAAAACACACCAAAGTCTTGTGCTGCAAATTCTGCATCCATCTCATCAGAACCTAGCCAAGTGTTTACTTCATCATCACTTAAAGCATATCCTGTTTTAAGCATTGCACTTGCTTGTTCTCTATTGATTTTACCTTTAGTAAACTCGCGAATGATACGCTGCATATTTTGCCACTCACGACCTTTTAAACCTTTGATATGCTCGTTAACCGATAAGCCTTGTGCCGGAACTATTGCCTCAGCAGTAGGTGCATATTTAGTCATATCAATACCAATCTTTTCTAATATCCATTCTTTAGGTGCTACTTCTTTAATAGTTTGCTCACTAAACTCAATTCCTATTGGTTCAGTAGGAATAATCTTTATTTCAGTTGTGACATTTTTATATTTAGCTAACATATTAAATACACTTTCTAAATGCATTTGTTTAGCATTTACATATGTGTTCTTAAATATCTCATAGCCATCACGCATCTCTGTTCTGCTGCCTAGCTTACCGGCTTCTGCAATACCCATAATTGATGGGGTCGTAACCTGATGACCACTAAATATGTTAGTCTGTATTAATTCATCTACTCTGCCAAAATCCTCTTTTGTTAAATCACTTGTACCCAAATCATCTACGACAGGCTTCCTAGATATATCATTGACAAATGCAATCATATATTTTTTACCGTCTGCACCACTATAAGTTTTTCTTAGTCTGTTATCTACATTGCGCTTCTCCTCATCATTAGGCTCACCATTCGGTAAGGTAATAAGTTTACTAGCAGAAAACCCTGTCTGTGCATTTCCTAAGATATGCTTAGAAACTTCAATGTCAGATTCAATATAATTTAATGCAGCAAAATAACTAGGTAATCCATAGATACCAATATTAGGTCTGTACTCTTTTATGTACAGAATTTGTTTGCCTGTTGGTTGCTTAGGGTTAAATGCAGCCACAACTAATGGCTTTACCTTATTGTCTTTCCAATCTTCTTTATACCAATACTGTGTATTGTCTTTGTTAGTTCTTATCTTAACATAATCACAATGCCATAACTCGGCAATGTTACCGGCTAAATCCCAAATAACTTCTAAGTAAGCACCACCAAATATTTCAACATCTAAAGATACCTTTCTAGTTAAATCGTTTAAAGATTCAACCCTGTTAGCTTTATCTATAAATGCCTGTGCATCAGGTTCACCTGACCAACCATTGCCGGTAATATAATGCACCTTACTTTTAATAATGGCACTATGCTTTGATGACTTATTGTATAAGTCAACTATGTATTCCGGATAGTCGTTATTTTCTCCGTATTTAATATATCCACCATCTACACCCTTTTTCTCTTTGAATTCAGGTTGCCTAGCCTCTGCGAATGTTAATACTCTTAAATCTATCATTGTCTAATTGTATAAGTGTCTGTTGTTGTATATTGGTTATATGTTAGGGTCGAACCTGAAAGCCACATAATACCTGTTTCTAGCTTGTTTAAGCCTGTTGGATTTAAGTTGCTAGTACTTGCTTGTTCGTACACTTCGTAGGTATATTGACCCTCTAATGCAGCACTAAAGCTAGTGTTAGTAACAATTGTAAATTCATTGTATCTATCCTTGTATAAACTTAAATCAGATGTATTTAAAATTACAAATTTAATAATGTTATTACTACTTCTATTTGTAAAAACAAATAAATAGTTAGGGGTAATCAATAACTGCTTTTCAGTTAAAGTCATTATGATTGTATTGGTCTGTCCTTTAGTTAAATGTATCATCTATTATAAATAGCAATAATAATAATATTTACAAAACAAGTAGGTAAAGCTATTATTTGACTTATATTGTAATAAAGTAAGTCAATAACTTGACTTTTTGACATACAAAAAACCCCCACCTAGAAAACTAGGCAGGGGAACTAACTATGAAAAACTGTAAACTATCCTGCAGTTGTAAGAGCAGCAGCTACTGTACTATTAACCTCAGGTGCTAAAGCAGGTTCAGCTCCTGTGAATGTTAATGTATAACCACTTCTGTCTCCTTCAGCAGTACCTGTTGCAGCACTACCGGCAGTCAAATCCAATGACCTTGTTTTACCTAGCATAAAGAACTTACCATTGTTGTCTTTAGCAACTGCTGTAAGACTATTTTGTGCTAATAAAAGAATTTCATTTCTCGTATTTGCTTGTAATTTATTTAAGATTATTGTTAATTCAGGAGTGAAAAACAAGGTACCATTTTGAACATTCGATGCTACGTTTTCAGTAAACATTGAAGTTCCTTTTGTTAACTCATATTTATAAAACTTCTTACCTGCAGCTTTTACTAAAGCAGTAATAACACCACTAGCTTCTGTACTTGAAGTAATATCCGAACTTGCAATAAAATAAACCTCTGTAATTCCACCTAGTGAATCACGACAATCAAGGGTATATCCTTGTGTTAATGCACACGCCATAATATTTTATTTTATTTTATTTAAAAATGGGGAGTATATTTCAACTCCCCTTTATAATTAGATAGCTACTTTTACAATCTCATCAGGGAATGCAATGTTCACACCCATTTTGAATTCTGCTGCAAAACGTACTTCATCAGCCTCTTTAGCAAAGAAGATTTCAAATTTTTCTTCTTCGTTTAATAAGTCTGTACCTAAGAACAAATTGCTTAAACGCATTGCGTAAATATCATTTGTACTATTTAAACCTTCTACTGCAACTACTTTAATTGGAGTTCCCGGCAATACAAATTCGCTATCAGCTTTACCATCAAAAGAGTAGTTAAACATATTAGCATTCTTCAATGCAATAGTGTAAGTACGGAAAGTATCTTGACCTACGAAGATAGTCATATCATCAGCAGCTACTACTTTAGCAGGGATTGCTTTGTAAACACCATCTAACAAACTAACTACGTTAGCTGCAGTGATAGATGTTAATGGAGCACCTGAAACATAACCTGATACGTTAGCATCAACTACACCTGCAGCAGCACCAATCAATTTGATTAAACCATCAAACTTGTTTAAGTTACCGTTAGCAGAAGCAGTATCACCTTGCCAAATAGAAGTCTCTAATTGAGAAGCAATTGTTTTAGCTTTTCTATCAGCATAATCTTGCTCGAAAGGAATTGAATCATACTGAGAACCTGTTGGTAAAGCCTTTTGTAAATACTTAGCTTCTAATGCCTTAGGGCATAATGCTTCTTGTACTTTGATTTTACCTACTGTTACAGTTCTTTGTGTGAAAGAAGTTGTACCTGATGCGTTCCAACCACAAGACCCACCTGCTTGGAAAAAAGCATCTGTGTCCATAATGTTAATGGTCTCTGCTGATTTAACTCCAACCATTACGTTACCTGCACTCTTAATTAAAGCTGCAGTTTTTGCTCCTAATACAGAAGAAGAAACCAATAATGCTTCGTTCTCTTTTGTATAATTTGTTAATGTACTTACTGAAAATGACATTTGTTATAAATTTATTTGTTTAAAATTGCGTTTCTATATTTTTCCAATCTCTCGTATTTACTATCATTAGTACTTACATAAGATTGAAATGCGTTTGCTGCTTTTTGAGTAGGTTCAGCAGTTGGGGTATTTGAAAGTGCTTCTACTAATTCAGCTACTTGTGCAAATCCCTCTTTTACTTTGCTCTCTAATTTAGCAATCTTCGCATCTAATTCCATTTTTTTCTTCTCATAATCATCCTTTAACTCTTGAATCATTGCAGTTGTATCTTGCGCAGGTTCAACAGGTTCAGCCGGTGCAACAGGTTCTTCTTCGATAACATCTTCTTTAGGAGATGCTATTTCTACGATTACACCTAACTCATCAACTTGGATAATTGTACCATCCATTAGTTGATGCTCACCTTGTGGAGCAGGAGTGCCATCAGCCATCTCTACCATACCACCAATTTCTAATGCAGAAATCATAACCTTAGTACCATCTACTAAAGAATATTCAGCCATTTCTACCTTTGTAACTGTAGGCTCTACAGGTGCAACAGGCTCAACAACTTGTGGCATATCTTCGAATAATGCCTTGATTTGTTTTAATGCTTCTTTTGGATTCATTTTATTTTTCTTTAAATGTCAATATATAGCCTAGTTTATCACTTAACCATTTATCCCTAATATTTACCGTTCATCACATTTTTTAAAAAAGGTGCCTAATTGTTTGGAAGATGTACAAAACCTGTGTACTTTCGTTATGTAATCAAATGACAAACACTATGAGCCACAAGATTCTCCCCCCTCCGATTGAAGTTAAGATGTTTCTGCTTTTAATCGTTTCTGCTATCGTTTCAATATTTATCCAATCATTAATCAAATAAAATAAACACTATGGAAAAGACAATTACAATTGAACTAGGTTATTATGGACATCAAGCCGAATTATTTCAAGAATTATTTAAAGAGTATTCTAAAGAACCAAATCAGTATGGAACTTTTTTAGAGTTTGCAAACATTACTGATAGAGCAGTAAATACGGGTGTTGCAGCATATACTAATGCTTTTGAAAATGAAACTCATTTTAATCAGGTTCTAATAAGAAAATTAAAATGGTTCTTTATTGCTGAGAAAATTAAAAGTTCTGAATTATACAAACAAATTATCTAAAATTAAAAATAAAAACTATGAAAAATTTAATCGAAAAGTATGAAAGTTTGGGTTATTCTTTGAATGTTAAAGAAGAACCACTTATTATTGCTAACTGTATGAAACTTAAAAGTAAAGCAAGATTCCCTAAGCCTTTATTTAATTTCAGATTCAGAAGCATTGAAAGAATGAATGAATTTTGTACTGAATGGATTGAAAGAGTAGAAACTAATATCAATTCACAAAATGAAAGAAAAGCTAAAAAGAAAGAAGCCCAAAAGGTTATGAACCACAATTTCAAAGAAGGTATGATTCTTTACAATAGTTGGGGATATGACCAAACTAACATTGACTTCTATCAAGTAGTTCAATCTAAGGAAAAATCAATTAAACTTAGAAGAATTGAAAGTTGCCACATTGCAGGTTCTGAGGGTTTTATGTGTGCAAATGTTAAACCTATTAAAAATGCTTTTAAAGGTGAACCATTTCTTAAAAAAGTTAATCTTTCAGTAAATTATAACGGAAGCATTAGCTATCACATTGCAGCTAAACATGGTTGTTTCTGCGAGTATGCAAATGCAGAATCAGGAGTTTACTCTAGTTGGTACGCTTAATTAAATATGAATAAAATAAAATATAACTCACTAGCCCTTGCTGCTGAATACCACAAGTATCAGCAGTATGGGGTTAAACCTTATCTGTATCATTTATTAGATGTATGGTTTGAAGCAGAAAGGTTCTGCAATCAGAATAATATAAAAGGTCTTAAAATGGATATAATACTTTCTGTATGTGCATTACACGATATATTAGAAGATACTACCTTATATGAAAGTAAACTTAAGCAAATAAGTAATAAAGTTTATACTAATGTTAAACTGTTAACTAAAAAACCACCATTAGATAGATACTATATTGAAATATCAAAAAGTGAAATAGCTTCAATAGTAAAACTATGTGACAGGATATGTAATGTTAGGGAATGCATAAAGAATAGAAACTACCATAAACTAAAAAAGTATATATCTGAATCAAATAAATTCAAGATTATATACTCTAATATTAATAAGCCTTTATCTAATAAGTTAGAAAGGCTTTATTTAAAAGGGAAGCTAATTAGTATTTTTCGTATTCAGCCTTACTAATCATTTTGCCTTCTAAAATAGCATCAACCAATTTGTTAGGTGCACCTTCTACTTTGTATGGGGTCGCACCTTTTTCTTTAGCTTCATAACCACCCTCAGGGATATTTCTAAAAGCAACTTCTTCAAAAGAATTCTCAAAGAATACTTCTTTCCCATTGGCAATTTCACTAAGTAAGTTCTCATTTCTCATATACACAATTTACTAATATTATTTGATTATTACAAAAATTTACTGTAATATTTTTTAGATTCTTGCTCTATTTGTTTTCTTTGTTTATCATCCTTCCCAATTGTTAATACACGATATTTTTCGTATAACTCGTGCCCTTTGCCACCTTCAATACCAACTTGCTTTTTAATTTCATTATACTTTTTTTCACCTAGTATCAATTTCGCATTTTCAGGCTTTTCCTTAGCATAAATCATTTTAGGTGTATTTACCTGTATTTCTGCAGTTAGTCCATTAGAAGTCTTTATATTTATAAGATTGCCACTATAACCTAAAGGATTAGATTCGTGTGTCTGTGTTTTAATCCTGCCATTTCCATTAGCTACTCTAGGGTCATTACTTAAATCCTTTATAATGTTTTGCATTGCTACAGGGTCATCAGTAATAATAGTATTTCTTACAGAATCTTTAATGTTACCTAGATTCCCATTTTCTTCTGTATTAGTTTTTCTTACAATAGAATCTGCTGATTTCATATTGATTGGAGTTACAACTGCACCATATTTTTCTGCTAAATCTTTACCTAATTTATCTACCTCAGGTGCTGCATCTTGTGCTTTAGAAACTAAGTCTTTTACATCTTCATCTTCAACAGATACGGTTTTGCCACCACCTGTTGATTCTTTATCACCACCACCCTCAGGTTGCCTACCACTTCCAGGCCCTCCTAATTCAACTCCTTCTAATATTTTATATATTTCACTCATTACCTGTTGTTCTTTTGAAACTTTAGGTGAGTAATTAAATATACCCTCAATTGAAAATCCGTTCACGTTCCCTTGTTTTACTTGATTCCATACATCCTCATTTTCCACTAGCATAGAAACGAACCAACTGCCATCCGGTGCATCCTCAAATCCTTTCATTGGGTGTATGCCTCTTGTCTTATCACTAATAAAACTCTCAAACATTGTTACCCCTGTTTCAATTTGGTTAGGGTCGTGCATTAGGTTCACATTGTTTTGATACCCTTTCTTAAAATACTTTTGCACAATCTTAACAATCGTGTCTTTAGAAAAAGCAACATAGTAATCACCAAAATTAGCATCACTTCTAAAGATAGGAGTGTCAGCCAACATAGCGCAGCCACTAATAATATGCTTATCTTCACTAACAATTTGAAACTTCTGTTCATTTTTAAATGCATTCCAATTCTTTTGAATTGCAGGTCTATCTACTAATGAAACGAATTGCACCTCTGCATCATCATTTAAATCATCAGATATTTCCAACATATATAAAGGTAATTCCATAACTATAAATATATTTATTTTAAATATTAACTAAATCGTGCCCTTTGTTTTATTGCTTCTACTCTTTGTTGGTTGCTTGTAACATCAGTCTCAATCACATATGCCCTTACTGCTTGATTGCCCATTTGGTTAATTGATGCTTGACTTATGTTTGTAGTTTGTGCTTGTGGTGCAGCCGGTGTCATAGGTGCAGATGTAGATACATTTGGCATATTAGGATTC